CACGCACTCCAGGGCGTCGGCGCTGAAGGGCGCGGGCTGGTTGTTGTCATCGATCACCAGGCGCTGGTCCTTCCAGCCGGTGAGGTTGTCGCGGCAGATGCGCAGTTGCAGATCCACCAGCTTGTCGGCGGGGTGGTCGTCGATGGTGGAGCGCAGGGTGTCCACATCGACGCGCTTGGCCTCGAAGCGAATGGGGAATTCTTTGGTGATGCCCGCGTCGTTGATGCTGAGCTTGACGGGGAATTCGACGGTGTCGGAGATGACTAGCTTGTACATGGTGTGCCCGATGTGACTGGTGCGCGGTGTGCGCGGGTTGCGGTGAAGGGGTGGGCCCGATGGGAGACAGGGGGAGCGCGGCGGCCACTCGGGCAAAGATGGCAGCGGCCGGGAACCCCCAACCACCTGCCGCGCTCCGAAACTTGCTTCAGGCGAAGACGTAGCGCACTTCGTCGTTGCCGGCCAGGGGCAGGAAGCGCAGGTCCATCGCCATGTGCACGGTGCCCTGATAGTCCTGCCAAGTGGGGTTGATGCGCTGCGCCACAGGGGCAAAAAGCAAAAACTTGCTGCCCGCCACGCTGCCGTACTCAAAACTGAGCGTGGTGGTGGTGTTGGCGTTGATGTCGGCAATGAACGACACGGACTGCGCGGCCGTCAGGTCCAGCTGCATGGAGCCGGTGGCGCTGCGCTGGGTGATCTCGACCGTTTCGCCACCCAGCAGGGGCACGTAGCTGACGGTGTTGCCCAGGTCGATAGATAGGCCCCGGCTGGGGTAGGCCGTGCCGCCCGTGATGGCGCCTGCGGCGTAGGTGCCGCCCAGCTTGATGTCGCCGGCGTTCTGGTCGGTGATGACCGGTGGCGCGCGCCAGGCGGTGAGGGTGAGCGTGGGGTCTGCCGCTGCGGTGGTGCCGCCGTCAATGCCGGTGAAGGTGAAGCGGTACATGGGCCGCCCGCCTTCCTCGAACGTGCCCGGCGGGTTGCCGCGGCAGCCCAGGGCCTTGTGCAGCACGCCGTCGACGCTGTAGTAGATGGTGAGCGATTCAAACGCGCCGCTGATGGGCGTGTATTCCACCCGCTGGCCGGCGGTGACGGTCTCGGCCATGCCGCAGGCACGCAGCAGCGGGCCCAGGGCGGGCGCTGTGCCCGCAGTACCGCTGGCAGACACTTCCACGTCGAAACTGAGCGTGACGTAGCGGGTGCCCGCCAGCTGCTCAGAGCCGCCCAGGTACGAGCGCATCTGGTCGCGGTCTACGTTGTTGTACGAGAACGCGAACGTGGGGTTGCTGATGGCAATGGCGTTGGCCAGGCCAGTGGGCGCAGCGTCGGTCTTGTAGGTGGTTTCGATTTTGGCCAGGATGGCCGTTTTGCGAATGAGGCGGGGCATGGGGCGTTACTCCTGGGCGGGGGTGTCGGTGGCGGCGGGTGCCGGTGCGGGTGCGGTGCTGGCGCGCACCAGGGTGCCGTCGGGCTGGCGGGTGTAGCTGCCGCCTTCTTGCGGCAGGGCATCAGCAACCGGGGCAGCCGGCGTGGCGGTGGTGGCGGTGGTGGCGGTGGCGGGTTTGGTGGTCATGGGGTGGGCTCTAAGCTGTTGCAGGGGGTGCGGTGGGTGCAGACGATGCGCAGCACGGCGCAGGCCACGGGGGTTTCGCCGTCGTCTACCTGCCAGTCGATGCCGGGCCGGGTGTCGATCTGCATCACGCCCAGGTTGACGGGCTGCAGCGCGTTGACGCGCGCCCACACGTCGGCCAGCAATGCATCGACCACGGCGACAGGGTCTGCCCCGGCGGTGCTGGCGCGGGCGTAGGCTTCGATGGCGTAGACGGTCTGCCAGTCGTTAAACCCCAGCACGGTTTCGGTGGCGGCGGCCTGGTCGGTGCGGACCACCAGGTATGCGTCGTACTGCTGGGCCACGGCGCGCACGCGGTTGGCAAACACGCGCCCGCCCGCCAGGGCAGGCGCCTGCGCCAGCGCGGCCACGATGGCGGCCTGGATGGAGACGAAGGCGGTGGTCATGGTGCGGCGGCCTCTGTGGAGCGCTCCAGCACAAGCCGCGTCGAGCCAACACCATCCGGCTCGCTGCCGACGATGACATAGGCAGCGCTGTTGATTTGCACTGGCAACCCATGCGGATTTGCCGGAACCACAGCCGCAGCAACCAACACGTTAGGCCCTGATGTGGCCATGCCCATTGCACCCACGGTGGCGAGTGCATAGGCATCATCAAAGATGCCCCCCACCGCCTGGCCTCCATCAATGGAAACCAAGGCGTTGGACAGCCGGGCGAACACCGCGTTGTTCACGCGGGATTCCAGGGCGGCGAAGGGGGTGATGGACATGGCGATCAGGAGCGCGGGTCAGCGGCTATCAGGTGGCTGCAGGCAGGTACTGCCCGAGCTTGATCACCACGGTGGGCGATGGGTTGGCGGCTGCTGCCACCGCCACCCCCACGCACTGCTGCGCCGTGGTGGTCTTGTTGACAACCTTGTTGGTCGCGTCCCAGAAGACACGGTCGCCAACGGCGATGGCCAGCGCACTGGTCTTGCCGATGGTGACGACGCCCTCGGTCAGGAACTCGCCAGCCGCGTTGGCAGCCACGTCGTTGCAGGCCACGCCGAACAGGCCGGCGCCGAACAGGTAGCCCACGCCGGAAGCCACGGCTGCCGCTGGGGTGAGGGTGAGGGTTTCGCCCTCTTGCACGAAATTGCGCATGTCGATTCCTTGAAGTCAGATGAGCTGTGGGGATGCCAGGGCGCTGCGCGCCCCGGCGTGGGCATCAGGCGCCGTTGGCCTTGTAGAGGCCGCGGAAGTCGATGGCTTTGGCGGCGAAGTCCAGGCGGCACTTGTAGGAAATGCCGTCCGACTCGAAACCGACCTGCGACTCGATGACCGGGCCTTCGGCGCCGTCCAGGTAGCAGTACTCGACGGTGTCCACCTGCGAGTTGGCTGCGGCCAGGTACCAGGCGGTGGCGCTGTTGGCGTCCAGCACTGGCTCGACCACGGGGGTGAGGGCCGTGCGGCCACCGGCGCGGAACTCGTTGACCTCGGCCTTTGCGCTGGGCACGTAGTTGCTGCTGGTGAGCTGGTAGGCCGTCTGCTCCAGCGCGGCGGGCACGATGAGGTAGCTGGGCGACAGGTTCAGCTCTTCGTTGGCGTAGCCCTTTTGCAGGCGCATGGCGGTGCGGCCAGACGTGAGGCTGGAGAACTGCAGCGCGCTGCCTGCACCGGAGCCCAGGTTGGCGTGACCGCCGGCCGTGCTGGCTGCCGTGGCGTTGAACAGCGCGCCGCCGTCTGCCAGGTTGGCATTGGCCGTGAGCTGGGCGTACACCGTGCGGTTTTCCAGGCGGCGGGCGGCGAAGCCGAAGGCGGTGACCATGCGCTCGAAGGCACGCAGGTCATCATTGACGATGGCCTGGCGGGTGAGCGACACGATGCGGCCATACGTGAGCACGGCGTAGGTTTCGCCGCCGTCGGTCATGGCGCCGTACTTGAATTCGCCGGCCTCGTTGGTCTGCAGCAGGTCAGGCGCGCCGGCCAGCTGCACCACGCTCAGGTTCTTGAAGTCGGGCGCGTTGGGTGCGCGGCGGGCCCACAGCGCATAGGAGCCTGCGTTTTCTTCGTAGGCGTTGCGCAGGCGCTTGTTGGCCACGTTGGCAAACAGGCTGGTGAAGTCGCTGGTGCCGTGTATGCCACCGGCACGGAACTCCAGCATGCGGGCTGCCAGGGTCATGCGGTCCAGGCCACGGGTTTGCTGGCCGTGCGCTTCCAGGAAGTCGCGGCCAATCTCCAGCAGGCTCATGCCGCGGTACTGGCGGCCGTTGTCGTCCAGCGCGACGCTGGGGGCAATGCGGTGCAGGATGGCCTGCTCGATGCCGGCCATGCGGACCTGCATTTCGTCGCGCACGGTTTCGATGCGGCCGACGTTGCGGTGGCCACCAGCAGCGCTGTCGCGGCGGGCCAGTTCGTCCAGCACGGCGCGGCTGGCCTGCTCGACGGAGTTGCCTGCGCGGATCATGCCGGCGGCCAGCGTGGGCACGCCATGGCGGGTGCACAGCTCGACAATGTCGGCAGCGCGGGTGGATTCATCAGCAACAGGTGCTGCGGGCGCAACAGCTGCAACGGTGGCAGCGGCAGGCGCTGCGGATTGGGCCGGTGCGGTGGCGCCGCCGGCGACGGTCTTCACGTCTGGCATGGAACGATTTCCTTCGGGGGTTGAGGTTGCGGCGGTAATGCCCACCGTGGGCGGGATGGATGCGGCAGCGGGAGCAGCTGCGCGTGTG